ATGCCCCTTACCGACGTAAAGATCAGGCAGGCCAAGCCAGGCTCTGCTGCGCTCAAGCTCACTGATGGCGGTGGGCTTTATCTTGAGGTTCGTCCGAACGGCTCCAAGCTTTGGCGGTACCGCTATCGCATTGCTGGGAAGGAAAACGTATTCGCCATCGGGGCTTACCCGCAGGTGACATTGGCTGATGCCCGCTCCGAGCGTGATGCTGCGCGCGAGCATGTGAAAGCCGGGCGCCATCCTTCACATGTTCGGCGAACCGAAAAGGCCCAGCAGGTTGCCGAGAATCGGAGCACCTTCAAGGTGGTTGCCGAAGAGTGGATCGAGGAGCGCCTGGCTGCTCGAACCGAGGCGTATCGGCGCCAGGCGCGGCGGGTATTCGAGGCTGATGTGTATCCGCGGATTGGGCGCCTTCCGATGCGCGAGATCACCGCCGCGCATGTGTTAGATATCCTCACGCGCATGAGCAAACGGGGTGCCACGGCATACGCGCTGCACGTGCGGCAGTGGATCTCGGCTGTGTTCCGGTTCGGTGTCGCCACGCTGCGTGCAGATGCTGACCCGGCGGCAGCTTTAAAGGGTGCGATCCAGCGCAAGCCGATCAAGCACTCCAAGCCGATGAGCGAAGCTGACCTCGCTAAGTTTTATCGCGCCCTGGCCGACTATAAAGGGCATAGGGTGACGGTGATCGCACTGCACCTGCTGCCAATGCTTTTTACCCGAACCGTAGAACTGCGGTGCGCTCGGTGGTCCGAATTTGATTTGGATGCCGCGTTATGGGAGATACCAGCCGAGCGGATGAAGATGCGGCGCAAACACATGGTGCCATTGCCGCGCCAGGCGGTGGTCCTACTGAAGGAGCTGAGGCGCATAACACCAAGTGACCTGCTATTCCCTGGCCTGCGGCATCCTGACAAGCCGATCAGCGCGACGACACTAAATAGGGCACTTGAGTACTTGGGAATGGATGGTTGGCATTGCCACGACTTTCGCGCTACGGCTTCAACGCACCTGTATGAGTCGGGGCGGTGGCGCAGCGAGGCGATCGAGCTACAGCTGGCACATGCGGAGCGGAGCAGCGTGCGCGCTGCATACAACCATGCGCAGTATTTCGATGAGCGCCGGCGTATGATGCAGGCATGGGCTGACCAGTTGCCGCTTGCAATTGATTGCAATGCGAGCTGATCAAATTTGATGCACCAAGCTCACTGGTTTGATGGTTAATCAAAGGGTTAGAGCAGACCTCGTCACATCTCGTTGTAGCGCCCTTGACATGCGGCTTCAAGCCGCCAATGATTGGGCCAGAAGCCGTAGATTTACGGGTTTCAAGCGGTTGACTCAATTGCTCACTTCCTATAGATTTCGCGGCCCCTAAGTATTTTTGTGCGATGGCACTCTGGTGGTAAGGATGACCCAAGCTCCAAAAACTTTTGAAGTAATTGAAGGTCACATTCAGTACTCACCACCAGAAAATGTTGAACAGGCTTATGTGATTGTGTTGGACGTAGCTAACCGCGTGCTACGTCAGTGTCGTCTCTTCTGCATTGAGAGTTTGCGTGAGGAGAACCCTACAATCGGTGAAATCGCGCGTCGCATGCGCGTTATCTGCAAACTGATGCGCGAGCTGGACGTTTGCGACGGCATGGCAGACCAATGGACCGTAGATAAAGCGCACGAATATGCTGACCACGTTCAAGCTCTCGCGGATGCGATCGATGCAGGGGACGTGTTGGAGCTGGATCGTCAATGTGATTTGCTCAACCAAAGGAGCTTTCTATGAAAAATGAATTGAAGCGTCGCCGTATTCTTAAAGCCCTACAATCCGAATGCGCTGCATTGGGCGCCTTGACTACCAAACTCGAAAACGATCTGGCCAAGCGCACCAAGAAAGCAGCCTGATACGTCGAGGTAGGTTAAAAAGCCCCGCAATTGCGGGGCTTTTTCATTTACGCTGCTTTTTTTCGCTGGTTCTTTTGCATTCCTACCCATTCCTGAATTTCGATCTGTGACCAGCGCGAGTACCTGCCGAGCTTGATTGGGGCGGGGAAGGCTTCGGCTGCGATGAGTTCGTAGATCGCGGACTTACCCAATCCCACCTGGCGGCACACCTCGGGCAGCTTGATCAGAATGTCGATCGGCTGGTTATTCATCGCCGTTTCCCTCCCTTGCGATGCTTCTTGGTGCCGCCGTGGCAGGTCAGGCGGCAGCTGATGAACGTGGCGAGGTCGCCGATCTCGGCTTTGATGTCGTCGATGATGGCGCCCATGATCGCGTTTACCTCGTCATAGGTCGCGCGCTGGATGGTGCGGGAGTTGTCCACGTGGGTCTTGCCGTCCGGCGTTTTTACCAGCCACTCCATCAACCAGCGCTGCGGCTTGCGTGGCAGGCGGCCGCTGACCTTGGCGGTATCTTTGGGCATTTCGGTGCTGTAGAAGATGGAGTAGGTCATGCTGCATCCTCCCCGCGCTGCTGCGCGCTGAGGTTGGCGCGGACGAGGGCGGCGGCTACCGGTGGGCAGACGCTGTTGCCGCACATACGCACCTGAGCGGCCTTGCTGAGCTTCTTGCCGCCGGCGGTGCGGTCGTGGATGTAGTCGGCCGGGAAGCCCTGGGCGGCGAAGAGTTCGTGCGGCTCGAGCATGCGCATGCCGATGTCCACGATCTGGTAGGGCTCGCCCTTGATCATCACCAGCCCCATACGGTGCTTGGTGGTGACAGTGTGCAGTGGATCGGTGAGTGGCTGGCCGACGGCGGTCTCGTAGTACTTGAGCAGGAACGCGCGAACTTCGCCCATGTGCCCGCCAGTGGTGAGCGTATGGATCGGCTCACGCAGGTCCTGGCCGATGCAGTTATTGCGCAGCTTAACCAGGTGGCTGGTCACCAGTGCGTTGTGGTCGACAGTGGTCGCGGTGGGCAACGGGCTTTCCAGGCTGCTGCCCGGGCCGGTGTAGTTGCCGCCGTAATGCTTGGCGAGGAAGGCGGCGACGAGCGCGTGCTTGTTCCCGCCGGCGACGCAGGTGCCCAGCGGCTTGTCCAGGCCCGGCTCGCGTGGTGCCTGGCCCTTGCGCTCCCCGTAGCCGACTTGCACCAGGGTGGGCGCTACAACCGCGAAGTGGCCACCTTTTACCTGGGCGCAAATGGTGCGCAGCGGCGCGCCGGCCGGCATGTTGCGCTGGGTGCTGCCGTTGGCGTGCTCTGTGATGAAGGGGGCTAACTGAGGTAACACCAGGGCCGCGTCCGCCTTGGCGGTGATGGTCGCCATTGGTTCCTTCGCGTTGCGAGGACGGCTTTGGCCGGCTCGACCGCCGACGCCGACGATAAACGGGTCGGCGGAGTCGATCACATAGCGCTGAATACCCCGGGCGATGCGCCGCAGCGTCGCCTCGGCAAGCGGACGCTTGCGGTCGAAGATGCTCGGGCAGGGCAGCGACCAGTCGATGATCTCCGCGGCGGTGCGCCAGGGCTTCAAGCGCTTGGCCTTGACCGCTTCGCTCGCCGGGTCGCCGTGGGTTGGCTCCGGCCAGACGATGGGCTGGCCGTCGCAACGGGCAATGAGGAACAGGCGCTTGCGGATGGTCGGGGCGCCGTAGTCGCAGGCGCGCAGCTCGCGCCAAGCCACCTGGTAGCCGAGACGGCGAAGTGCGTTGACGAAGCAGGAGAAGGTGCGGCCCTTGTTCTTCTGGCAGGGTCTGCCGTCGGTGGTCAGTGGCCCCCAGGTCACGAACTCCTCGACGTTCTCGAGCATGATGACCTTCGGCTTGACCGTGGCCGCGTAGCGGACGGCGACCCAGGCGAGGCCGCGGATTTCCTTCTTCACCGGTGCGCCGCCCTTGGCCTTGCTGAAATGCTTGCAGTCCGGCGAGAACCAGCAGAGATCGACGGGGCGGCCGTCGACGATCACGCGCGGGTCAACCTCCCATACGGATTCGCAGAAGTGCCGGGTGTGCGGGTGGTTGATGTCGTGCATGGCCACGGCTTCGGGGTCGTGGTTGATGGCGATGTCGACGGGGCGGCCAAGGCCCAGCTCCATGCCCGTGGAGGCGCCACCGCCGCCGGCGAAGTTGTCGATGACCAGGCCGTCGAAGTTGAACGCCGGCTGTGGGTGGAGGCGGTAGAGGTTATCCATGGCATGCACCTGCAGGCAGGTACGGGAGAACGATGCCGTTTTTAGGAGGACTAACGCCTACACTTGACGATCCAAGGCTACGGAGATGAGCCAGGCTTCGATTCCAATAACGTGCAGCTATAAAGGCGTCAGTTTCGAGATCATGTTTCGCCTGCAAATGCAGGATGGTAGCGGGGAAAGCTGGTCTTACAGTCTTCGCTTCCCTCCTGGTGCAAGCGATAACCACCCCGAAGACTTCTGTTGTTTGCAGTGGTACGGGGATGAACTTGAGGCATATAACGAGGCGCTGAACTGGGCTTATCGCTACATCAATGGACGCCTGGGGCTGGATGATGATTTGGAGTCTGCTTGCCCCAGCCATAGTGCTGGGCCGGGCAAGCTTCCGAAGGTCTGAGGCTACTGCCGCAAGTGCGATAGACATGCTGTTCCCCTCACATGCACTGCGGCGCCGGGGCGCCTGTGTGTTCGGCGTCGACGCGCTCCCAGGTGGAGCGAGCGCGGGCGCGATGGGTGGACTGCATCAGCTCGAGAAGGCGGTTGTGGTAGTGCAGGAATGCCTGCGCCGACGTCCAGTTCTCCAGCGGTTTGTTGAGCGGCGTGACGCCGGCGAGGCATTCCCATTCGCCGGCGTGTTCCGGCATGAGCTGGGCGCGCTCGGTGGCCACGGCGATCATGTCCGCCTCGTGCACGCAGTCGGGTAGTTCCGGGTCCAGGTGGAAGTGTTCGCAGATGGCCAGCCACACCTTGCGCTCGACCTCGTCGTACAGCGAAACCAGGCTCTGCGCTTCATAGAACTCGCGCATGCCCAGCTTGAGCGGGCGCACCATGTCGCCGACGTAGGCCTCGGTGGCGTCGTGGAGCAGGGCGGCGAGTTGGTGTTCGGCCGGGACGATGCTGGCCACCAGCAGGCTGTGCTGCGCGACCGAGTAGTGTCGGCTGGTGTGGCCGTTGAAGCGGCAGAGCTGCGACAGGGCGTGGGCGATGTCCAGCGTGCAGACCTGGTCGGCCTTCGGCTCGAGCAGGTCGAAGCGGCGGCCGGTGCGGGTGAGTATCCAGGTCATGCCATCACCTCCACGTCCATCACCGGCAGGGTTTGCCAGTAGCGGTCGAACAGGGCACGGGCGCTGTTGGAGAGTTTGCGTGCGGCGGTGGCTTGGTCGTACGAGCCGAGGCCGGCGAAGGTGTCGGCTGCGAGGCTGAGCTTGTCCGCCATGGCGACGAGCTGATTGGCGTCGTTCTGGGTGATGACGCGGGTTTGCAGGTTGGCGAGCTTGGTGCGGCACTCGTCCAGCTCGGCAGTGGTGGCTTCCAGTGCCTGGGCGGCATTGAGGCGGCTGATGGTGAGGTGGTGCTTGGCCTCGTCTACCTCGCGGCGGGCCTTCTGGAGCTCATAGCGGTGAGCCTGCAGGCCGCGCTGGTAGCCGATGTCCAAGCCCTCGCGCTTGCCTTTGCGCAGGCCTTCATAAAAGCCGAGGGCGAACACGATGGCCATGGCGGCTACTGAGCCGATGAGGGCGATGATCTGATAGGTGGTGAAGTTCATGTGCTGTGTCCCGTTTGAGCCCGCCGGCTGGTGAGGCCGGCGGGGTGGTGGTTGCTGTTACTTGCCGAGAGAGAAGGTGCCGATGGTGAGCGGCACCAGGCCGCCGACTTCCTGCTCGAGCACGTCCTTGAATTCCTGGGCGAAGGCTTCGCGCTGGGCTTCCTCCCCAACCCACCGGAGTTTCAGGAGTGGCTCGTCGCGGCCGGTGATGACGGACAGGCGCAGCTTGATATCTGCCACGTCCAGCCCTTCGAACGGGACGGTGGTGAAGATGAAGGCGGAGGGCAGGGTGTCCTGGCTCTTGGCCTCGATCTCGTCCATGGCCGAGCGGCTGGCGGAGAAGTCGCCGACGTTGCTGTCGCGCTGGCTGGTGGCCTTGATGACCATGCGGCGCACAGCGTTGATGGCTTGCAGCATCTGAATGACCGTCTCGCCGTCTTTCGCCTCGAGGTTGGGCAGCCAGTCCTCCAGCCATTCGGCGAGTTCCTTCTGGCCGAGCGTCCGGCCGATCACGCTCTGGAGGGCGGAGTAGGCGGCGGTAGGCTTGAGGGTGAGCACGGCTACGTCATCGCCATGGCCGGCGGCACCGGGTTCGCCCAGGTTGAAGATGACGGTGGCGCGCATGGCGTCCTGATCGATGAAGCCGCGCGAGGCGGTCGGTGCGTTGTCGTCCACCACGTCATGGCTTTCGATGTACTTGATGAAGTCCTGCAGGGAGTGGGTTGCCATGGTGCCGCGGAAGCGGTCGCGCATAGGCTGGAGTGCTTCCAGCGGCTGCAGACGAATGCCCTCGGGCAGTACCGCCACGGAGGTGCCGTCCGAAATGGTGATCGGCTTGGCTGCCGCGATCACGGCCTGGGACTCGATGTGTTGGATGGCTTCTTTGCTCAGCGACATGCTGTGTCTTCCTTTTGGTGAGTGGGGCTTGGTGAAGCGGGTCAGACTTCGCGGGGCACTACTGGCGCCTGCTCGCGGGTGAACATCTGGTCGGTCGGGCTGGTCTGGAACAGCTCGAGGCCGTTCTCGGTGACGTACATGGGCGTGTCGAGGGAGGTGTCCTCGCGCTTCTTGCCGCGCTTGGTCGGTTGCACGAAGTCCAGCGTGTGGCTGACGGTGACCTGGTTGCTCTGGCCGATCTGCTTGAGCTTGAACTTGAGCGTGACCTCGCCGGGCTTGCCGTGGTCGACCACGCCGGCGGCGACGTCGGAGAGCGCGCGGCCGACCTGCTGGGCGAATACGCTGGCGTTGAGTGAGCTGATGAACTCGGCGGTATCGGTGGGTTTCATGGCGTGCTGTGCCTCTTTGGTTGCCCTTGGTAGGGGCGGGTTATGCCGCTTGCGCGGCGGCGGTTTGATCCAGCCAGTCGGCCAGATCGTGTAGATAGATGACCCATGGGCTGCGGTTGGAGCTGGGGTCGAGCTGCCGGATCTTGAGGTTGAGCTGGCCTTCGCGGACTTTGCGGCGTAGGTGCTTGACCGTGGTGATATGCGGCAGGTGGTCGGTGAGCAGCTGTTCGGCGGTGATGTAGCTACCGGCATAGCGGATGCGCAGGGTGTCGAGCGTGGTTTGCGGTTGTGGCTTCATGGCTGCACCTCCCCGCGCCCCGCCGGGAGGCGTAGGCGGATCATTTCGGTGATGCCCTCGATGGTCTTGCCGGCCTGCCGGTCAACCACGCTGCCGGTGCCGTCTGTGATGACGCAGGCGAACGGTGCGGCCTGCTCCGGGGTGAGCGTGACGTGCGGCAGGTAGCCGGTCGGCAGCACGGCGAACAGGGCGCACCAGAGGCGCCCGAGGTCGTCCGCATGGGGCTGGTTGGCTTGCAGGTGGGCGATGGCCTCCGAGCAGGCGCCGCGCAGCATCTTGGCGGGTACCACCGTTGGGTGGTCCAGGTGCAGGCTGGTGAGCTTGAGCGCGCCGATCGCGTGTTGGGTGGCAGAGGTGGTCATGCGGCGGCGTCCTTCTTGGTGACGGTGATGCCCAGCTGATCGGCCAGCCAGGCGATGCCGGCCTCGGTGGCCATGACGACGCCGTAGTGCGTGTAGCTGTTGATGGCCGGGTTCCAGCGGCTGCGGGTGTCGACGAACAGCCGGCCCTGGCCGCGTTCGCTGCTGATGAGCTCGCCGGCGTGGTTGAGCAGGCCTAGCTCCCGCATACGGGCGCGCAACTTGCGCGGGCCGATGCCGAGCACGGCAGCGGCCTGGTCGAGGGTGCGGTTCATGGTGGCGGGCCTCAGGCTGTGGGGCTGGTGGCCAGGGCTGCGCGGTAGTTGGCAAGCGCATGTTCGGCCTGCTTGCACGCGTGGACCCGATAGTCGACATGCGAAAGATCAGGGTTCGGGTACTGCCGAACCATTGCTTCGAGCGCATCCACCAGTTCTGCGCAGAGGCTGGCCCGTGTCTGCCACGCCGCCCACGCCACGCCACGCCATCCATTGCTATCACCTGCCTTGAAAGCTTCCGGCGTGACGTACCAGGCCCCGAACGCAGCCAGTTCATCCTGCGCCGGGGCTGGCTCTGCCTGCGCGTTCAGCTCGTGTGCGGCTGCGTGGAATGCCGCCGTGGCAGCTACCAAGTCGCTCGGGTCAGCGCGCTGCGGAATGGCCTCGGCCGTATCGACCGTGCCGTTGGCAACGGCCTCGATCCAATCGGCCAGATGCTGGACGTTGGCGCCGTCGTCGCGCTGGAGGGTCATGCTGTGGCGCTGCTCGCGCATCAACAGCACGGCCAGCAGCTGATCGCCGCTGTCGCTAGTGAAGGGCTCGATGCTCAGCTCGGCGCGCAGCTCGCGGGCGGGCTGGGTTAGCAGCAGGGTTTCGCTGCCGGCCTGGCTGGCGAGCATGCCGAGGGCGGTTTCGCTGCCTTTGGTGAGGGAGAAGGTGCTCATGCTGCGCCACCTAACGGGCCGAAGTCCTCAAAGGCGGGCAGGGTGTGGCGCTTGAGTTGAGCCGTGCGCAGAGTGACGTGAGCGGTCAGGCCGGTTTCACGTTCGATGCGGCGTATGGTGAAGGGGTTGGATGCCGCTGCCGGGTGCAGAAAGACCGGGCAGCGGGTGCTGCTGTGCTGTGCTGTGTCCATTGTCGCGATCCCGTGGTGAGTGGGTACGCGATTAACAATACGACAACGTATTGGCTCGGTCAATGCGCAAACGAATTAAACGTTGCCTGATGCATGTGCGAATAGATGATAGATACCAACAGTGCTAGATATCGGCCCGCCGCCAAGTCACGTAAACGCTGCCATCGGGGCGCTTCATCAATGCCACGCCGTCGGTTTGCTGGATCTCATCGAGCAGGCGGTCCCAATCCTCGGGCCGGTCCGCTTGGCTGGGGTAGAGGTTGGCCTGCCGTTCGCGCTGAGCCCGAGGGGTAGTAATCGTGTGGTTAATGCGGCGAACGAGGCGGTTATAGCTGGAGAGCTGCCGCTGATGGGTTATGGATGCTGGTCCTCGCATGTGAATCCTCCTTTCTTCTGGATATCCACACAGTAATTTTGAGGGTTTGACCGTGCAAGAGGAAGCGTGGTGGCCGGTTGCCACATGTAAAGAAGTGGCTCAGACCTAAGAAGGAGAGGGTATGCAAACGCAAAAACCCCGCCGGAGCGGGGTTATGTAGCGTGCGATAATCCATTCGTCCCGAAGCCGCGCTCCGCGCGATTGTCCTTGAGCCATCCAGGCCCTAGCGCATCCTTGCGTCACTGCAAACGGACTATGTGCTTAACCTGAATGGGTTGATACGGCGGACGTGTGACGCGCAGCGTACGCCTTGGCTTACAACATAGACAGATACAAAAAGCCCCGCGGTGCGGGGCTTGTGGATTGCTAAGGTCCCTATCCGCCAGGAATAAAACGCGCCGCGGTGAAGGCTATGCCGGCGAGAACAACCGCTGTGCCAATCGACCACTGGATCATTGTTCGGCCCATAGCCTCGATCTTCGCGCCTAAAGACTCGGTATCCGCCTTCGTTGCGCCGTGCTTTTCCAGCGCGCCCAGCTTTTCCTCAATACGTATAAGGCGCTCACGGGATTCCGTGCTGATCTTCTCTAGTGCCTCAACGCGCCTTTCCAAGTCATCACCTCCAGGTGGGTTGCCGCCAGTATCGGTCGGTCCCCGGCCTTTCGTCCAGTCTCGCTTGGGGTGAACAAGGCGCAAATCAGCCATTCTTCTTTTCCTTGAAGTAGTGCATAACCCCGAACAAGCTCACGCTCGGCATGAAGCCACACTGAGGGCATTCCATTAACGCGGCGGGCGTAAAAGTCCCTTCCTCTGACGAATTCTGGTACTTGAAAATGAGAACTTTGGGGTCATCTTCTACGCCTCCTTCGTCTGTGTGGAAGATCCACGCGCCGTTATGGGGGCACAGTGGGCACTGGGTCGTTCGGCCTTTCGCTGCCAAGTACTCCATGAGCTGGGACAGTCGGAATGTCAGCTCATCTTCGCTGACTGGGCCTGTCACTGGATCGCGCTCGGTATGACTCATTGAGGTTCCTCAAACCCTAACCTTGCTCGGCGCTACGATGTGGCCGACGTAGTGGATCGTCTCGATCTGGTCTGCTGAAATGGTGCGCCGGCCGAACTGCTCGTTCACCGACTGCACAACGACTTCTTCGTCCGTTGCCTGCAGCAGCTCCTTGAGCATGCACTCGCCGTCGTGCAGGCGGATCATCACATACTCCAGCGGCACCAGGCGATGGTTCGGCTCGACTATGGCGATCCAGCCTGAGCGGATGGCGGGGGCCATCGAGTCGCCTTTCAAGCGCAGTGCGTAAGCCCCTGGATCACGCGACGGGACATCTACCACACCGTCGGCTTCGCTTAAAGCGTACCAGTAACCCTCGGTGCCCATCTGCGCTGTACCGAGGATCTTGATTTCGCGGTATGGGCTGACGATCTCAGGACCTGGTTCGACGTTCTGTTCGTAGGCGGAACGTGCATCCTTGATGCCAGCTTCCGAAGAGCCCCCGTGCCGCAGCCACTGCGCTGTCACGCCAAGGGCCTTCGCGATCTTCTCGACGTTGGCCTGCCGCGGGTCCTGCGATTCGCCCGTGATGATGCGATGAATAGTTGGCTGCGTGACGCCGGAGCGGCGCGCGAGCTCGTTTTCCGACCAGCCGAGCTCCTGCAGCTTGGCGGCAAGGCGCTTGCCTACATGCATGGCTGCGTCCAATTCAAATACGTATAGGCAAGTGTATTGATTCATTCAATACGTCCGCGTATTATGGTCTGTAATGCGAATTCGCATAGGAAATAGCGATGACTATTAAGATCATGATCGAAGGGCTGATCGAGCTCGGGTACTCACAAGGCTCTATTGCCGATGCGGTGGGTACCACTCAGCCGACGATTCATCGCGCGCTCAACGGCTCCGACGTTCGCTACACCACTGGCAAGGCCATCGAATCCCTCTACGCGCGAAGCCTGGCGGAAGTCGGTATCGAGAACCGCACAGCCGGCGACCGCAAGAAGCGCGCTGCATAGCCCTTTCAACCCCGCCAGGACACAGCACAGTTTCAGTATCGGCGGGGGCCGGTTCCGGGAGCCTCACCAACAGACCGGAGCCGGCAGGCCCAAGGGCCGGAGCAACAAACCTGTCGCCATGGCGGCAGGTGGATGTAGAGGCTGGAATCAAGGCGCCCACTCACCAAAGTTAAGCAGCCTTGACCCAGCGGTCCGGGAGACGGGTACCACCCCTGACTCCCTCAACAGCAACCCCGGTGGACACAGCACGTATACGACCGGGGTTTTTGCTGCTGTGGCCATAGGATAGGGCGTTGCCCTGGCCTATGGCTATGGTAGCCAGCGGGGTTTACTACCAATGCGCGCTACTACGCTTGACCACGGGCCGCTGACCACTCTGGAAGCGGCTATCGACAAGGACGCCCGCGAGGCGATCCGTGGGGGCCACAAGGCCGTTTGCGCCATTCTGGAAGAGCCGTATGGCCCGTTTCAGAAGCGCCTTTCCTGTTCCTACCCTGACCACCACCTGCATGCGGACGATGTGGAGCGCGTGATTGCGCTCGTGCAGGGCCCGGCCGTGCTGGCGTGGTTCGAGCAGGTGTATGGGGTGGTGAGCTACAAGCCGACGCCGGTACCGGCCACGCGCGATGCGCTGCGTGCGCTGGGCCAGCTGCTGCAGGCCGAGGGCCAGTTCGTGGGCAGCCTGCACGACGGCGCCGCGGACAATGTGTGGGAGCCGCACGAGGTCGAGACGCTGCGCGGCCATGCGAACCGGATGATCAGCGAGATTCTCGGCATCGTGGCCGGTGCGGAGCAGGCCATGGAGGAGCGGCGCCATGGATGAGCATCTGATCGAACGGGCTCAGCGGGAGCAGGACGAGGAGCTGCAGCGCCTTATCGCGCGCCGTGTGCAGTACCAGGGCGAGAGCCTGACCGAGTGCGAAGGGTGCGGCGGCGAGATTCCGCAGGCCCGGCGCGAGGCGGTGAAGGGGTGCCGGATGTGTATCGCTTGCCAGGCGGACGAGGACAAGCGGAATGCGGGGGTGAGGCGTGGGTGAGGTACTAGCTGTTCACGATTCGGTCTCGGTATGTGTTCGCTTGCGCGCTGAAGTCCTTCACTGTTTCGCCATAGAGCGCGAACTCGGTGTCAAAACAGCTGCGTTCCGACTCATAGGAATCGAAGTCACATCTAAGCTGGGCTTCAACAACTTTATTCAGATGGTCCGCCGCGCGGGAAAAGGTGGTCTTGAGTTCGAGGGCCGTTCTGACACTTTCATAGTCTGGCAATTGGTAGAACGGATACCGATCGAGCTCAACTGCTATGCCTTCAATCACGCGTGGGTCATAGGTGTTCACACCTTCGAGAAAGACGTAATCCTCTTGCAGTTCTTGATGAGCTGCTCCGAGAACCGCCCCCGCAAAATCCGCCATTGCTCCCAGCGAATCAAAAAGCTGAAGGGCCTGCTCGTGGGTACGGACCACAGCCTGTCGTCTCAAGCTGTAGTTTTGATGAAGGGGCACGGCCACAGCAATTGCGAGTGCGACCAACGTGCCGATGGCTTGAGCCCAGCTGGCTGTGCCCGGATGTTGCTCAAACCAAACAACAAGCCATTCCATAGCGCCTCCCTGCAGTTCCTCAATCGGATCGCCATGGTGCATGACTGGAGAGGGGGCGCCAATGTCTGAGCGCGTACCTCTCACCCTGGCCGATCTCCCCGAGCTGCTGCAGTACATCCCCGCCGATGACCGAGACACCTGGTTGCTGGTGGGCATGGGCATCAAGGCGGAGTTCGGCAATAACGGATTCGATGCCTGGGATACCTGGAGTGCCGGTGCTGACAGTTACAGCACGGCGGATGCGAAGACGGTGTGGCGCTCGTTCCGCAAGGCGGGCACGGGCATGGGCACGGTGATCAAGCTGGCACATGACAACGGCTGGCGGCCACGCCGGGAGCCGATCACCGCCGAGGAGAAGCGCCGGCTGAATGCGGAGGCGGAAGCGCGGCGGGCAATGCGGCAGGCGGAGATCGAGGCGGACGAGGCGAGAGCGCAGGTGATGCGCGAAGCCGTGGCCGCTGCCTGCGAGGTGATCTGGACGAAACACTGCAAGCCGCAAGGCGAAAGCCCCTACCTGGAACGCAAGCAGGTGGGGGCTTTTGGCGTTGGCTACTTCCATTACACCGTTGTGCTTTCCATCGATGACGAGCGGCAGCGCTGCGACGTGTGGGTGGGCAGCGAGACGCGTGAGTTCTTCGCCAACCTGCCGAAGCCGCGGCCTGATTCGATCAGCTTCCTGATGTTCAAGGCGGGCAGCATTGCCATCCCGCTGCGCGATGCGGCGGGGAAGCTGTGGAGCCTGCAGGCGATTAACGAGCAGGGCACGAAGCTGTTCCCGAAGTACGGGCGCAAGGCGGGTTGCCGGCATGTGCTGGGCGAGCTGGACGGCGCGGCGGTGATCGGCGAGGCCGAGGGCTACGCGACGGCGGCGAGCGTGCATATGGCGAAGGGCTGGCCGGTGGCG